TATGGATTAAAAGTTACTAATAAAAAGAAATGGGCTGAGGTTTTTAACATTGGTGTTAATAAACAAACTAATAAACCTAAGAGAAGACCTAGAATGTCCATAGCAGACTTTAATAAGTATGTTAAAATGTATACTAAGCCTGTTCATAAAACTCGTTCAGAAAGATGTTCTAGTTGTTATGGCAATGGTAAAGTTCAGAAAATGAAAGTTGATGGTAATCCCTATAAGAATTTAAGTAAGTGTGAGACTTGTGATGGTCAGGGTTTAATATATCATCAGTTAAAAGAATTAGCAGGATTTAAAGTTAACCTTAAAACTATTGTAGAAAACTTTTCTAGAGATTCTAAAGACACTGCTAGTAAGTTAGTAGGACTAGCTTGTAATACAGGATTTAAAACAGATAAAATAACTTTAATGACTATTTCTAAGTATAGTAAAAATGGAGTAATTGATTTTGTAGATTCTATTACAAAGTATAGTGCTATAGAAACTTACTTATCTACTTTTGTTGAAGGTATACAAAACTTTGTAGGTTGGAACTCTATATTACATCCTAGCTTTATGCAGACTGCTACTTCAACAGGAAGATTGTCTAGTAGAAATCCTAATTTCCAAAACCAACCACGTGCTAAAACTTTCCCTATTAGGAAAGTAATGAAATCACGATTTAAGAATGGTAAGATTATGGAGGTAGACTTTGCACAGTTAGAATTTAGAACTGCAGTCTTTCTTGCTCAGGATAAACAAGGTATGGAAGATATAAAAAATGGAGTTGATGTTCACCAATTCACTGCTGATATCATAGGAGTATCTAGACAAGATGCTAAGGCTCATACTTTCAAACCTTTGTATGGAGGTTTTAGTGGTACAGATGATGAAAAGAAATATTACGCTGAATTTTTAACTAAATATAAACAGATTAAAGAGTGGCACGATAAGTTAGAGTATAGTGCGATTGCCACCAAACTAGTTACCTTACCAACAGGTAGGCAATATTCTTTTCCCGATGCGAAAAGGATGCCTTGGGGTAGTTCCAATTATTCCACCCAAATTAAAAACTATCCTGTCCAAGGTTTTGCTACTGCCGACATTGTTCCTCTAGCTTGTATTAATGCTTACGAGTTAATGAAACAAAAGAAGGTAAAAAGTCTACTAATTAATACTGTACATGACAGTATTGTTGTAGATGTCTATCCGGGTGAAGAAGATGTTATGTCAGATATCTTAGAAAAATCTACTACAGGGGTAAAAAACACAATGAAATCAATGTATAATATTGATTTTAATGTACCTCTAGATATAGAAATAAAAGTAGGCTCTGATTGGCTTGACATGACAGAAATAAAACTGTAACTTATCCACAACTATAAATAATAAGGAGTTATTATTAATGATGACTAATGAAATATCAGTAAAAGGAATGTCCGATGCTCAGATTATGGCAGCGATTGGACAGACTGTTGATACAAACAGACCCATGCTATCTCGATTACAAATTAACAGAGATGCAGAGGATGATGAAGGTAATAGATTACCAACAGGTCACTATCAAATCTATCATCCAGAACTAGAACAAAACATATATGGTGAGTCGGTAGAATTTAGACCTTTCTACACTGCTTATCAATATATGGCTTACAATCCTACTGAGAAAAAATATACTTCTCGTTCTGTTATCTTTAGGAATTGGAAAGAGGATATTATTGACACTTCAGGTGGCACACGATGTGGCAAACTTCCTGAAGCACAAAAAGCTAATCTTACCTCTGCTGAACTAGAACTTCAGAAGCAGATAAAATGCTATAAGATGACTTATGGTACAGTATCTTTTAAAGGTAAAAATGCTAAAGGCGAAGATGTAGATATCGAAAACTTCCCTGTCCTTTGGAGAAACACAGGAACTAATTATAATATTGTTAATGAAGCATTTACAGGCTTAACTAATCTAGGTAAACCAATGTTTAAATATACTTTGACATTAGGCACAGAGAGAAGAAAAGCAGGTGCAATACGTTTCTTTGTTACTACTTATAAAATTAATAAAGATAAGGAATTAAGTTTTTCTACAGATGATGAAAAAACTTTAGAAAGTTTCTTAACTATAATTAATTCTGAGAATAAAAGTGTCAGTACTCAGCATAGTAGGTCTACTACTCAAGCAGAATCAGATGGTGATGATGCAAAAGTAATTGACCAATTAACTAAGTAAGTGCATTTACTTTTAGTAAAAATACAAGAACTATTATCCCGCTCCACTACGGAGCGGGTTGAAATATCAGAAGATATCATTGAGCAGTTTGGAGAGGATTGTAAAACTGCATTTAGAAAACAATTCACAGAAGAAAGAAATAAAGAATTTTCTATACGAATGTCTAGTATTGGTAAACCTTTATGCCAGTTACAAATGGAGAAAAGTAAGTCTTCATCAGAGTCACCCCCTTATAATTTTAAAATGAGAGTTTTGTTTGGAGACTTAATTGAAGCGGCAGCAATAGGTATTATGAAAGCTGCAGGAATTAAAATTCAATCAGAACAGAAAGAAGTTCATAATGAATTATCAGGTGTTAAGATTAAAGGTACTTATGATGTTGAGATAGATAATAAAATCTATGATATTAAAAGTGCATCTCCTTGGGCGTATGATAATAAATTTGCAAAAGGATTTAATAATGTCAGAGAAGATGATAACTTTGGATATGTAGTTCAAGGTTCTCTATATTCTGATTCTTCGGGTAAACCTTTTGGTGGATGGATTGTAATAAATAAATCTACTGGTGAATGGCAAATAGTAGAAACACCTACTTATAATGAAGATTATAAAGTTAAAGCAATAAAAATTGCTGAAGAGAATATAGATGCTTTAGTAAATGATAAAGAGTTTGAAAGATGTTTTGAGGATACTCCTGAAACATTTAATAAAGTAACAACAGGCAACAGAGTGTTAAGCACAGTCTGTTCTTTTTGTTCTTATAAAAAAACTTGTTGGGGAGAAGAGTTACAATATCTTCCACAACAACAATCAAAAGCAAAATCACCTAGATGGTTTTGGTATACAAAATTAGTTAATCCAAAGGAGGATAAAAACGATGTCAAAAAGTAAAGATTTGGAAAAAAATGGTCCTGTTATTTATGTGACCCCTGTACCTGATAGGCAGGGTTCATTTATGTGCAGTATTAAAAAGAATAAAAATCCCTCTGAAGATGAGCAAACTTGTGAGATTATGGCAATGGGAATGATGAGAATGTGTTTAACAGACCCTGCATATGTTTATGATTTAGGTATAGAAGCTTTAGAAGAAGAGGAATCTGAGGTTACTTATAAAGAACCTGTATTAAAAGGTAATGGTAAACACAGTGATACCAACATTGTTGATATACTAGATTATATTAAATTTAAAAATGATAATGGGAAATTAAATTAATGAGTAAAGATAATTTTAATAACTCTAGTGATATTAAAACACTAAAGAAATTTGATTTAGATTTACAGTTTGGTCAAATGCGTGAAAAGAAACTTCACGATATGTTTTTTAAGAAAAAATTTGAGATAAAGTCTGAGAGAGATTGGTGGCAAAAGACAGGTAACATTGCAATTGAAATACAATGTTATGATAAGCCAAGTGGGATATCAGTTACCAAAGCTGACTATTGGATGCATATCTTAACTGATGGTGATGATGAATACTGTACTTTAGTATTTAAAGTAAGTACCGTTAAGAAACTTGTAAAAAAATATAAGAATAAAAATGTTTTTGGAGGAGACCATAGAAAATCTAAATTTGTTTTAGTACCATTAAAAGAATTATTTGTGTTGGAGAACATAAAGAATGGATAAAATAAATCCAAATTATTATAAGGCTAAGACCATAGAAACTATTGAAGCTATTAAATCACAGCTTACATCAGATGAGTTTCGAGGTTATTTAAAAGGTCAGATTTGGAAATATTTATCTCGTCACAGAGAAAAGAATGGTTTTGAAGATTTAAGAAAAGCAAAGTGGTATATGGATTACCTAATACAATTTGAGAAAGAAATGGGTGAAGGCAATTTAATTACTAATTAGGAGGCAGTATGAAAACATACATAATTAATAACGAAGAAATACAAACATTACTAAGATACTTATTTACTAGACCTTATGGGGAAGTAATAAGATTAATAGAGATACTTGGTAAACTGAGAGAGTTAGATGAAAAAGTCAATGCGGACTTTATCTCAAAAAAACAAGGTAAGTAGTAACCTTGCTACTATTGTAGTTAAATTAGATAAAAGTGGAGAAATAAAATTAAATTTAGATTATATTAAACCTTCTGATTTAATTAATGTGTTCAAAGAAAAATTTCCTGATTATGAAAACTCAGTATTATTATCTTCTATTATTTACGATACTATTTATATTTATGAGAATTTATATGACAGAATTAAAAACACTATAAATATGAATTAAACGTTTCTCATTTCCATACTTAATGCTCTTGACCTATTAGGGGTTTGCTTATACCATCTCGACCGCATCATTTCATTTGCTGCATCAGGGAAGTTACCATCTTTTAAATATCTAATCATATTTTTAAATTTAGAAACTCCTGCAAATCCCATTTGGAAAATCATTTCACATATAATACCTTTAGCTTTAGCAGGTAAATCAAGATTATTTTCAGCACAAAATTTCTCCATTAAGTTCCATGCTTTGTCAAAATCTTCATCAAATATTTTATCCCATCCTTCTTTATCTTTAGGAGGCTCTTCTCCGGGTAGCATTTTATGACCATAGCCCCCTGTTTTGAATCCAAGGGTATCTATATAAGTATCTAGTCTATATCCTTCATGTTGTTTAATTCTTTCTTTTAATGCATCTTTAATTATATCTGACATTATTTCTCCTATAACTTTAGTTAAACTATTTCTTTTTTGTAATAAGCCCCATAGCACCTTTAGCACCTTTAATACCAAAACTTGCTGAACAAGCTATGTATAAAAGATGTTTATAGTAATCAGGCAATGAGTGTAGGGCTTCAAACCCTGCTTTAATATGAGGTGTCCATCCGGGTATGAATACTAGTACCGCAGGAATTAATAGGGCTAGTAAAATTACCTCATCTTTCCACGACCCTTTCATTTGGTCAACAGCCGAAGCCTCCCAACCAATTTTCCCTGCTATTTGCTGTTCTTTAAGTGATTTCTGTGCTTTAATTTCCGTTAGTGCTAGGTCTGCTTTAGCTTTCTTAGTCGCTACAAACCCTTTAATTGTATCTCCCATTATAGTAGTAATAGGACCTAATAACATATTTAACATTATGCTTCTACTCCTCTTCTTCTTCTTTTATCTTCTTTTATCCACTGTTCTAGTGTCCAACATTGAATTTCTTGATAGTCAATGTCTTTATGTTTGAATTGATTACTAATACTTTCTTGTAATAGTTTTCCTTGTTGTTCTTTAAATAATAAACAAGTATTTTCATCTATAAAATCTACATAGATATATCTGTACATATTAGGATTATTTTCTCCTACAAAGAATACAATAAG